AAACCTGAACGGCATTTGCGACAATTATAAACCAAAGGAGCTTGACAAACGGCAGCAACTAGAGTATATTAATATAGGTTCTTAGTTATCCTAGTTTTAAGGTTTAAGATGAAAACTATAGGGTTGATTTGCGGATGTGTCAGAAGTAAAGACAACTTGCAGGAATCGAATCCTGCCGTCCGCAGTTTTTAATTAACATAGGCGTATGGTGTAATGGTAACACAATAGATTTTGATTCTATCATTTTCGGTTCGAGTCCGGGTGTGCCTGCCAATTTTTAGTTATAATGGAGATTAGATATGAGTAAAGATAACATAAAAAATGACAAAGTTTTACCAGTAGAACAGCGCAAAGCTTGCCCTGGTCATCCTGGCGAGATATTGAAAGAGCTGTATATTGATACCTATAAAGATTTGACGGTTAATAAAGTAGCAAGAAGGGCAACGTTGTCAAGGGCTCAAGTTTTAGGAATTATAAATAAAACAGAAAGCGTAGGTAGTTATTATGCAGACTGCTTAGCTGATGCACTAAAAACAACACCTGAACTTTGGCTAAACTTGCAAGCTAATTATAACAAGTGGATGGAGGTTAATGGATGAGTATTGAAAAATATAAAGAATACGTAAGCGAGCATATATCAAACGTTAAACAAGTATGGACTGATTTAATTAATTTGTCAGAATTTAATAGATTTGATTATGTATTTGAATTAGATAATAAAAACTTGTTTATATCTAAAGGTGATTTCTCTATAATTTCTATGAATATAGCCGGGCATGATTGTAGTAAATACGCTCAAGAGGAATTGTGGGGATATTCTCAATGGTTTTATCCAGAAAATGAAGCTAACAAAAATAAAGAAATATTTAATTACGCATGGAATCATCATCAAAAAGAAAATAGTCATCATTGGCAATATTGGATTATGTGGAAACATGATGGATGCATAGCTTTAAATATGCCATTTTATGAAGTTATAGAAATGCTTTGTGACTGGACGGCTATGAGTTATAAATTTGGTGATTATCCGAGCGATTTTTATAATAAGAATAAAAAAGAAATGTTGTTGCATAAAAACACGACTATTCATATAGAAAAATGGTTGCCTGTTTTTGACCAGTTAATACAAATAAAACATGGTATAGGATAATGACTAAACAAAAAGAGAACTTCATAAAATCAAGCCTAACTCTAACGCCAGAGGAAAAGGCGAAAGAGAAGAAGCATAGAGAAACACAGATAAGAGTGGAGAAGAACAAGAAAGACAAAGTGGCTATTGAAAAAGCTGTTGTTTCTAATGATAATATAGAGCAAGAAAAAGGGGAAGTAAAGGGGAAGTTTGAAACAGAAAAGAAATGCACAGCAAAACAAGAAGCGTTTGCAAGACAATATATAGTTGCTCGTTGCAAGTCTGCGGCTTATAAATATGCTTATGATTATGAAAACATGATAGACGGTACAATATATAAAAAAGCTTTAATAGTTTACAATACTCCGATTGTCTACAATCGCATTATGGAGCTACAAGAAGAACAAAACGGACGGCTCGAAATTACTACGGACAGGATAACGCAAGAGTTAGGCAAGCTTGCATTTACTAGACTTCCAGGAATTATTAATTATAATAAGGGTATTATTAGCTTAACCGATTTTGACAATCTTAATGACGATCAAAGAGCTTGTATTAAAAAGTTTGAATTTGTCACAGAGTATAAAGTCGGCGAAGACGGGAAAGCTCAACCATGCGATAGGGTAAAAATTGAAGTATACGACAGGCATAAAGCACTTGACAGCCTCGCAAAGATTAACGGAATGTATACAGAAAAGATAGAAAATACTATCAAAGTTGAAGATAACACCATCAAGGTTACAATAGAATGATATGGAGTTTAAGCTACACAAAAAGCAGGGTGAGGCATTAAAGTCAAAGGCAAACGAGATATTATACGGCGGGGCGGCCGGAGGTGGCAAATCTCACTATATCCGAGTTCTATCTATTCTGATAGCTGTTCAAGTTCCTAATGTCCAAATTTACCTATTCCGTAGACTATCAGAAGACTTGTATAATAATCACATGATAGGAGTACACGGCTATTACTCGATGCTTGATAAGCTAGTACAGGCTAAAAAAGTAAAGATAACGACTGCCCCCGTTAAGATTACATTTTGGAACGGCGCAATAATACATTTGTGCCATTGTCAATATGAAAAAGATGTAATCAAATATCAAGGGGCAGAAATAAACGTTCTTCTGTTTGACGAACTAACGCATTTTATGAAAACACAATATACTTTTTTGCGTGGTCGTGTTCGTGTGGCTGGGTTAGATATACCGCCAAACATGCAATTGCCGCTTATATTTTGTGGAAGCAATCCAGGAGGCATAGGACACAACTGGGTTAAGGCTATGTTTATTGATCCGGCTAAAGAATATGAAGTATGGAAAACGCCAAAACTAGACGGCGGAATGAATAGGCAGTATATTCCGGCTAAACTAAAAGACAATCCAAGTATTGATTATGAAGATTATGCAGCAAAGCTTAACGGGTTAGGTAATCCAATGCTTGTAAGAGCTATGCTTAATGGCGACTGGGATATTGTCGCAGGTGGCATGTTTGACGACGTATACAATAAAGCTGTACATGAAATAGAGCCGTTTGAGATACCTGGTAGCTGGTATATTGACCGCTCGTTTGACTGGGGCAGCTCTCACCCTTATTCTGTAGGCTGGTGGGCTGAATCCGACGGTACAGACGTAACTCTCAAAGACGGTACGGTTAAAGCAACCGTAAGAGGTGATTTATTCCGCATTAATGAGCTATACGGCTGGAATGGGCAGCCAGACGAGGGTACGAAAGAGCTTGCTGTTGACATAGCGAAAAAGATAAAGATAATCGAATTAGAAATGAAACTTAATGTAAGACCTGGGGCGGCAGACTCGTCTATTTACACAGTTGAGAATGATAATTGCATAGCTAAAGACATGGAAGCCGAGGGCGTATACTGGTTACATGCTAATAAAAGCCCGGGCAGCCGGAAGAATGGGTGGGAAATATTCCGTAAAATGCTTAATGGCGCAAACAGTAAAGAAGAAAAGGGACTATATATATTCAATGTATGCCGTCAATTTATAAGGACTATCCCTGTATTGCCTCGTGATAAAAAACACGCTGATGATGTAGATACAAACGCAGAAGATCATATTGCCGATGAAGCCAGATATAGAATGTTAGCCGAGAAGTCAATAACAAACAGTTTGCCAGTTGCGGGGTTACGCTTCTAATGATACACTTTAAGATAAAAGAAGAAATATATATGATCCCGTTAATAGTTACAATCGGAACATGGGAAAGTAGATGTGGTTATCTTAAAAAACATTATAATATTAAACCAGAAAAGCAAATAGCCTATGGTGGCTATTCAAATATGTACATCCATAATGGATGCTCTGAATCATTTATATGGATGCCAACATTTGATTATAATAATATTGAGGCTGTAGTTGTATTAATTCACGAAATAGATCATATCGCTTTTAATATATTTGCGGTTATGAACATTCCAATACTTGACAATCACTCAAATCATGCTTATATTTACCTGAAAGAATATTTCTTGACTAAAGCACTTAAAAAACTTAAGGGAGTTTAACTATGGCAACTAAAAACACAAATACAGCTTTATCGATCGAGCGACACCCGCAATTTGACGAGATGATTACGGTATGGGAAAAAATGCGCGACGGTCAAAGTGAACGGCTCGTTAAGTCCCGCGACGACTCAGCTAATAACACAAATAGCTCAACTACGAAACGATACCTGCCAAAAACCAGCGGACAAAACGCCGACTTTGCAAATGGTGAAACAGCTTACAAGTCAAAGAAAACAAGAGCAGAGTTTCCATCTAATCTGATAGATACAGAACGGCAAATGCTAGGCTTGCTTGCTAAAAACTCATTAAAGATTGAGTTACCAACTAAGCTAGAGCCGTTTAATGAATCTATTACCGATGACGGCGAAGATATTAATGCACTAAACGCAAGGATTAACGAAGAGCAGCTTATTACTGGGCGTATCGGTTTATTATGGGATATACAAGAAAAAGCCCCGTCCGGCAAAATGCCTTATGTCGTAATGTATTCCGCAGAACGCATAATAAACTGGCAAACGTACATCGACGGCGAAGATGAAAAATTTAAATGGGTAGTGATCGACATTTCAGATTATGAAGCTAATGCAAAAACTGGGGCGTGGGAATGGACTTATATGTATAAAGTTCTAAATGCAGACGCTAAGGGATATTACACTTATGTATTCAAAGGTTCTGAAAAGGATATAGATTTGTCGGAAGCTCCAGGAGATGCAGTATATCCAACGTTAAATGGTAAAACTATCTCTGAAATACCATTTACCATTTGCAACGATTCAAGCGTAGGGGCGTGTATAGAAAATCCGATATTAGAACCGCTTGCCGATAGCTGCTTGAAATACTATCGTAACGATGCTGACTATCAAGAGCTAATATTCATGCAGACAATAGCAATACTATGCCAGACGGGACTTGAAAACGCAGACATAGAGCGTTTAAAACAATTAAGCGTTACCGAGGGTTTCGCTTCTAACTCAAAAGATGCAAAATGTTCATTTGCAGAAGTTTCAGGAAATGGACTTGCTGAATCGCGACTTAATCTCGAAAACTCTAAAAAGGATATGATTAATAGGGGAATAGCTCTAATGGAAGCCGGAGCAAGTGAGTCTGGCGAAGCGTTAAGCATAAGGCTAACAACTAAGACGGCGAACCTATCAACAGTCGCGATAACCGCTTCAATGGCTATTGAGAAGATGCTTAAATTAGTAGCTCGTTGGATGACTGGCGTAAATGAAAAAGAAATCACAGTAAAATCTAATAATGACTTTACAGATAACACGGTTAAGGTTGAGGATTTGACGCGATATGCTCAACTTGTTGAAATGGGTTATTTTACACGCGAAGATTTTTATGAGCAAATGGAACGTACCATAAAGGGTAAATATGAAACATTTGAAGACTGGAACGTAAACACGGAAGCGGTTAATATAGGAATTGATATGTAATTAATGGCAACGGCTAATGAACAGCTACAAAGTGCGCTTCTAAAGCGACAATCCTATATCCAGCTTCTATCTAAACGGTTTGGCATTGATTTTAAAGCTAACTTAGACGGAAGCAATAGAGACATTAAGGGATTGATCGCCGACGAACTACCCAAAATATCAAGCGGACTGAATACTGCAAAGACAGCCGGACGCATGGCAAGTATAGGAACGCAATACAGGAAAATCAGAGAGCCGATATATAAAGCTTATGAATCCGAATATACTAAGGCTATGGCGCGGTTAGCAAACGATGAAGCGGAGTTTATCGCTAAGTCAATGCAACATGCTATCCCGTTTGATGTAGCTCTTTCAACTCCAGCACCGACAGCAATAAGCAACCTTACAGCATTTGCAGCTTATAATGGTCAAGCTATCCCCCGCTGGTTTTCTGATATGAAGCTATCGGATTATACTAAGTTTGAATCGACCGTAAGGGCTTCTGTTAATCAAGGGTTAAACATAGACCAGACAATTAATCAGGTGGTCGGTAAGTATTATAAAACAACCGATAAATACACAGGCTCAATACAAGGGACTAGATATTCAGCGGAACGGCTAACCAGGACTATCACTAACGGCGTGTCTAACGGTTCACAGCAAGAATTTTACAAAGCAAATGCGGATATAATCGCATATGAGGTTTACTCTGCTGTACTAGACGGCAGGACTTCTATGATATGCGCAGGGCTAGACGGTACAAAGTTCAAAGTCGGCGAGGGTGAAGTACCACCGTTGCACCCTAATTGTAGAAGCTCAAGAGTTCCAGTAATTGACGG